TCAAATACTCCTGCGTCGATATTCATCTCAAAGTCAAAGGACAACATTGTAACAGTCTGTTCTCTTAAAAATGTTCCAAAATTAACCACGTACTTAGCCGTTGGTCCAGCGATCCAGTCCCTGGGGGTTGCTGGGGCGGGCTTGCCTTCTTCTGCCACGGGCCCGGTGTCTGGGGCCCAGGCGGCGGGCCCATAATTTCTATACACAGTTTTTGCCAATTTTTGGCAAAAATCTAAGTTTTTTTTCGCTTCGTGAACATTTCTAGCAGCCAAAGTAAAAGACATTTCTATGGTCCGTTTCGTGAGTGTGTATTCTGGCTTCAGATTTATATCGCCGGAGTTGGTGTCGGAAAAATCCCAATCGGCTTTATATGATTCAGAGTAGTTTTGTAAAAAAATATATCTTGCCAAATATAATGTGGGGGCACTGTCTCTTCGGATTTCTAAAGGCGGATATGCTCCATCTCCAGTCTGTTGAATGGCACTATACTGATTACCATTTCCATATAGTTTGGGGCTGCCCTTGATCTTTGCCATAATCGTTACCTAGGTTTATAAGTTGGATAGCTCGTTGGGAACGGGCTCGTAAGTGAGTCTGTCGTCTCTGGAATCTTGGCATCGCCCGTAATTTGAATATCAATCTGCACTGGATATATTTCGTCTTCTCCAAGAATTCCGGTCCCCTTGCTTGTAATAAAGCCAGCATCCATATTAGGACTAAACGATAGTTCACTGATATATAACCCTATCCCATTCTCTGCGCGGCTATCTTGAAGAAACGTTAACCCACGACAGTATATTATCGGTTTATCCGTCATTTCGTCTTCTTGGTTAATAGTGGTATACATCATGCATAGTAATAAATTAATGTTTTGAGCATTATATCGTGCCTCGTCAAGAGATGCATTTGCCAAAGAAAGCGTAAAAGTAATTCGTCTAGCTGTCCAAAGAGTGTTCACTATGGGGTTTGCATCATCCTGGATATATCTCAGTTCATGCTCCCCTTTGTGGCTATCGGAAAAATTTGTTATATTGGCTGGAAACTCAACTGAATGCCCGTTGGAGCGTGTAAACCTTATTTTATATCCTTGTTGGATAGCCCAAACAGCAGCGGACTTGTCCACATGAGGTGCTTTAGAGCCCTGCCCATATATCGGTCTGTGTGTTTTTCCAATTATGTCGCTCATCGATAGAGCACCGCCGAGTTTCCTCTTCTAAATCCTGCCGCTTCTAAGTCGCTAATCAAGACCACTGTTTGAGCTTTATTTACTGCATCTGTAATACGGTTTGCAACTTCATCAAGCTTTTTAATGAGGGGCTCGTATGCCGCAGTATTTAATTGAACCGGAATTGTTCTGCCATCAGGCAATGGAACGACAGCTTCGGGACCGGCTTCTCCAGCGATAGAGACTCCCTGAGTGATGCCGCCTTCTTGCATTCCGCCGATGTGCGATCCTGCCGCTGCGCCGATTCCAAGACCCGCCAAGCCGCCAGCGATTCCTCCAACTATAGTACCTCCAACGGGGATGACGCTACCCATCGCAGCACCCGCTGCCATTCCGCCCCATACTCCCAAGCCCCCTACGGCGGCTCCTCCAACGCCCGCGCCGACCATTCTTCTTTTCTTCTTTTCTTCGTCTTCTTCTTCGTTAACCGTTTTGATCGCGTGTCCGATTCCAGCGACTGCGACGGCGAGTCCCGCGAGTGGAAGAGCGATGGTCTTCATCATCCCTCCCAGACCACCCCCACCGCCGAGCGAGGCAATGATGTCTGCTGCTCCCTCTCCAGTTTCGGCGGATACAAGCATACCCAATAACCCGTGAGTAACAGTATCAGAGGAAAACTCTGGTACAAATGGCGTGCCTTTCAACACCATAGCCGAAATGATAGTTGTAAGGGCACCCATTCCTGCGGCTACGCCTAAAGCGCCACCGATTTTTATAAGCCCGCCGGAGGAACCGGGAAACAGTTTAGATATATCCATCAAGAATTTGCTAATCTCTGACATCGTATCTTTAAGGTACCCAAGTGGCTTCTGCATAGATACTGCAAACGACATTGCTAAAATTTTCGCTTCCATTGCAAAATCTCGACCTGCTTTCTGTAACTCTACCATCTCTTCTTGTCTTAATCCTGCTTTTGACATAGCAACCTCTAAGGCGTCTACCTGTTCTTCTTGGTTCATCATCATAAGCAATTGTTCGCTTGACATTCCTAATGTGCTGGCTAGAGCCTTTTGTGACCAATAGTCAAGATTCTCGAAATCGCCAACGGATTGCGAAATAGCATTGCGGAACAGTTCCATTCTTTCAGCCGGATTTGTAGTTTCAAGAATTTCCATTGTGTCAACAAGTGGCGTGCCACCCATTGAAGCAAGAACAGAGTTTAGTTGCCCTGCTGCGTCAGCAGCACTATCAAATGTGTCGAACTGTTCAGACAGGGATACAATATCTTGCATTCCCATACCAGTTCGCTTGGAGGCAGAATAGAGGTCATCAAAGACTTTTTCCATATTTTGTCCGTGGATTGCAAGTTTGGGCATTATTGTGCTGGCTTCCTGCATAACCTTATTAAGATCATCGCCAAAGGCTTTTGCAGTGCCCATTATAGATTTTTGAAGTTTTAGAGCACCAGTCCTTGTCTTACCCGTTGTTCTAGTGACGGCTTGTAAAAAGCCAGTTGTATTGTCCGCAGAGACGCCGAATGTTTCAAATTGAGCTACCGTGCCAGCTAAATCTTTTTGTGCCTGTTCGGACATCATTAAGAATTCTGAAAATCCGCCTTGAAGAGCGCCGACTGCGGTAGCCGCCTGATCTGCGGTTACACCAAGATCACGATTTTGAAATTCTACCGACTGGATTACGTCCCTATATTTTAATCCGGTTCCTGTGGATCTGGCAAATGCCGAAGTTGCGTTATCAACACTTAGGGTTAAGACAGATGACGCTTCAGTAAACTTGTTAAAAGTTGCAATCATCGCGTTCGTTGGACCTACTGTCTCTGCAACTTCTTTGGCCAGTATACCTACGGCTTTCCCCATTTGGTTCCACTTGTCTGCCACAGTGTTGCCTTCGGCAATCATTCTGGCGAACCCGGCAACTACACCATCTGCCGTCTTTTCAACACCAGTTAGTGTTCTAATTAAACGCTCTGTGCCTCTTGCAAGAACTCTAGAGGCATCCCTCGTTTCCGCCAGTTCCCGGCGCATTCTTGCAAGAGCGGAGGCAACGCCGTTTGCGGCAGCATCGCCCCTAGTCAGTGCTTCTTCCAGAATATCTAGCTCTGCTGCCCGTGACGCGCCTTCAGCACCGAGCGCGGAGACTTCGGCGCGAAGGTTAGCTAACTGTTGTTCGAGAGCTAAAATTTCATCAGGAGTCATAATTTATTATATCCTATTTAAATGGCCAAATAATTCCGGTTTCTTTTTCGAAGCTTTTTATTGCTTTATCCAGGGCTGTTTTATTTTTTACAACCTTTGGATCATTTAGTCCATATTGGTTCATTGCTCTGAGGTATTTGGCTTCGCCTGCGAGCGCTTTTTCAAAAGATTTAATTTGTGAACTCGATCCCACAACATTAACGGGAACAAGAGCGGGGCTTCTGGCACCGAACATTCCACCTAGAATTGTTTGAATTGCGCCACCAAACATGGCAAGGTAACTTTCGTTAATTGCATTGCCAATTGTTAAATCAATTTTAATTGGCACTAAGTCGCCATTATTTTTCATGAGAAGCCTTCCTTATATTGCTGCTTCTTTAATTAGTTCCATAAAAAAAGAAAATTGGGCGTTAACCCAATTTTCTCACAGTGTAAGCTTAACGACGACCTTTCGCCTTATTTCTTGCTTTTTCAGCTATCTGATTTTGATCTTCGAAATGTTTTGATAGCCTTTTTACAAACCAAGTCCTTAAACCAATTGGTAAATTATACGCCTCAAGAAAACTCCAATTACCATGCTGTTTTAAATAAAAGAAATGCTCGTAAACCATCTCCATATATTCGTTATCCAGGCCAAAAAAAGTCCGCTGTCAACGGCACCTCCATTTCGGATTCATAACCGCATTGTGAGCAAGAGTATTCTTGCGACATATCAATATTTGGGGTTGCGCCGACCACGCAAGCCCGAAGGAAACGTGAATCGAGGGCTGGCATATTATCGACAAAATCACTCATCTCTCCCCCATCGGTAACGTCGTTAACTGAGACAATAAGCCTTTTTAATAATTCTGTGGCGTTAGAATCTGGCAAATTCATCTTTGATTTTTTGTTGGCTGCATCTGTTAAATATTTTTCATCTTTTCCAGTTAAGAGTCGAAACTCAACTTGGTATTCTGTTGTAGGTAATGTTACCAAGAAGGTTCCGTTTGGTGATATTTCAACTTCCTCAACCCCTTCTGTCACAACTGTGCCTGGGCTTGTAGCATATGCGCCAAGATCAAAGTCATAAACCGATGCTGTTTTACACCCAGGGCACGTAACTCTAGTTTGATAGGATGCTCCGTATCCAGAAACTCTAGCAGCAAGAATTAATGCGCTTTTGTCACCAGCAAGTAGATCATCAACCACAACCTCTTGATTAACCAAAAGATTTTCTAACATCCGATCAATCGCAATTCCTTTACGCAAAAGGGTCTGTGATGTAAGAATGTCTTCATCTTTAGCGGTCATATATCGTATCTCAACCGTATCCTGCTTATATAGTGGATGTCCTGGGGGGTAGTATCGCCCTTCGGATGGAAGATCTACGAACTCTGTGGGGGCAACATACGCAAGACCACCCGGCTTGGGTGGTGCTTTGGGTTCCACCGGGGTTTCGTTTTCAGGAGCATCGGCTGGTGCTTTCGCAACACCAGTGCGTGCTTGAGTATTTCTAGCCATTTATACCTCTGTATTTATTATAGTATACAGTAATTAGTATAATTTTTAAAATTAAATTATGCTAATTTTCTACCTGTCGGTATTGCATCATACTCTGCCCAATCATAACGCAATGTTAGGCTTATTTCAACCATCTCATCTGCATCATATGAGTGGCTACCGAAGTTTACTTCGGTTATAAAAGCATTGACTAGTGACCATTCGCCTATGATTACCGTCTGGCCCTTCTTGGAGGTGCCAAGTTCCCTGATCTTAACATCACCAAGCGAGTTTACAGCAGACTGCTTCGTAATCGTGGTCGATGTCGCGGAAGTAAAACCCTTGGGCTGCTGAATACCGATATCAGATAAATAGTCATAAAGGACTTCGGTTGAACCTGGAGTTATGGCGTCAACTAGGGTCATCCCAACTGTATTCCAGTTCATTCTACCAGGATAATAAAAAGTGTGGTTAAAGAATCGGTGTTCTTGTTCGCCAATTGTATAGCTTGGGCGATCTGCGGTTTTACAAGCAAATCTCAACTCCTTCCCACCGGGCTGTAAGCTTACAATAAATCTAAACTGGCGTTTTGGCTCTAAATCCTTTGATGACCAAAAATTTCCGCTCATTGTTCGTTTCTCCTGTTTCTATAATATATAGTTCTTTTATTCTTAATCTTCAAAGCTAGCACCTGTATTCGTGATAACAAAATCGAGTGCAATAAACTCAATTGCCCGTGCGGGTTTTAATAGAATCTTGGCGTACATAATGTTTCTATCAATTAACTCTGGAGTTGTTGTGGTTTCATCCAAAATAACTCTAAAGTCTGTAAGTCCAAGTCTCGCCTGCACACTTCTCAAGAAGGGGTTAACCTTGTTTAAGAACCGATCCCAAGTTGATTGTACGTTTTGATCGAACAAAAGTGTTGCTGCCATTCTTGAAATCTCTTTCTTGACATAAATCATCAAACGACGCACATTAATTCTGTCTAATGCTGAAGGCGTTACCTGAAGTGTCTTTTGTCCAAAAATCACTATCCCTTCAGCGGGGAATGTAGCAAGCGGGTTGATGTTTGCTTCATAGAGATCGTCGCGGTTCTTAGAGGCTAGTCTTTCGCGGGTCTGTAATACTGGCAATCCAGCAGAACCTTCGGTCAAACCTCCTCTCGTAAAGCCAGCGGGAGCAAACCAAAGCTCGCTCTTCTTCTGAGCGCTAGAGAATGTTCCAAGTGCCACGATACTGGGGGGTGCCCAAAGAATACTGTTGCTGATATTGTCTCTAATCTGGACCCATGGGTAATAGGCACATCCATAACTTGAATTAATCTTCCTATTTCTCATGTTTGTAACGGCTGTTGTAACAGATCCTAAATTGGTACTTGCCGATTTTGTGTTTTCTGTCTCCGCATAGAATCCAGTACTAGGATCGATAACTGCGAGTGCATCGCCGCGAGCTTCACATACTTCAACCATGTGGGCAGTGAGGTTTTCGTTCCAAATACCGGGTGCAGCCATTAAATTATATTCTGCAACCTCTGGATCTGCGACCGTATCAATTGCTCGCTTAATGGAATAGTAGCCATAATTTGTTGTGTCTGCTCCATCATCGAGATCGGTATTGTTAAAAGGTTCTTTGTCTCTAATGTCTAGACCGTTGAATCCACCATAGAGTGGAACAGTAAATCTGTTGTATCCCTCATCTAAGACTTCTTTATATGTGCCACTTATCGCCGTATAAGATGTTCCACCTGCGCGAGATCCAGAAACCCAAACAGCAACACCTGTTCCGGCCATTCCAGCAGAAGAGCTTAGGTCATCAAGACTAAATAGATATGAGTATTCAGTGCCTGCGGCGGTGTTGAAAGAGTCCCCAGAATATGGTAATACTTGTAGCACATCACTATAGCTCTCATCATGTCTATTATTAGAAGCTTGTGTAGAATCCATGCCGAAATAAGCATCTAACGGGTTAGGAACACCACCAGCGGAAGCGCTTGCTCTCAATGGAAGAGTCGGGTATACTGCCTTAAGTTGGGTGAACCATTCTCTATTTAGTGGATAAGAGTCACCAACTCCAGCAGCAACGGCATTTCCTGATATGTTTATGAATATTTGAGAAAGTCCCGGTACTGGCTGAGTGACGTTGCTTCCGCCACGAACCCAGGCGTTTTGACCAGAGGCATCCGGTGCAGTGCCCAGTGGAAGCCCAGCAACGGCACCGCTATTAAATGTCCACGACTTCATCCGAATGGGTCCATATGAACCGAAGGGGAGAAGTGCCGGATCCGTTACACCAGCATCTACGTCACTATTAATTTCAACGCGCACATATTGTGATGCATTAGGATAATTTCCAAAAAGTGTGTGCCTTCTCTCTGTGTCGTTCCAGGAAAGATATTGATCACCAACAACTCTTGCAATATATTTGTTTGAGTTGGGATTAAGATTGCAGCCGCTAAATCTTTCTAATACAACTGGTGCATTATCATTATCGCGAGCATCTCGAATTTCGACACCAAATGAACCATAAGGATCAAAATCATTAGTTGCAACCTTAATATCGACAATAGAGATCTTAAGTTTTTTCATCTCATCTTCACCGGCATCAAGCGTGTGGAATTTGATTAGTCTCCTAACGCGACTAGTGTTCGTTATTTCGTAGTTAGCATAAGCTGACTGGAGATCTTGTGAAACAATCCAAGGAGTTTGTGCCGCTTGGAACCCCATGCGGAAATCAGCAGCGGCGGCGCTGGAGCCACTATCAAGACCCAAGACAACGCCCCATGCTTGTCCCGCAGAAGAGCCAGTGACATGAACACCTAAGTGTCTTTCATAGCTTCCGCCAAGAAAATAAGTTTTCAATTGTGCTGTTCTAGTGATTGCCGAGTTTACAAGAGTTGGATTTGTATTAAATACTTTTCTTATGTATCTCGCAGAAGAGGGGGAAAAGTTAAATGCCGTCTCTTTAACAATGTTGCCATCGTTGTTCTTGATAACCGCATAAAATTCATTAGCAATTGCTGCGGAGGAAGACTGCGCGGTTCCTGCAACCCGTGTATTGGCGGATAAAGATCTAATCATAACGCCACTACCAGTAACGATAGAGCCGCCGACGCCTGCCCCGGAGGTGTTTCTTGCCGATCCCGAAATGGTGAGTGAGCCTTCGTTTAAATACCAGACTGCGGCAAGGGCACCTGTCATTACTTGTCCAGCCGCCGTAAACGCCGACGCTGATGGGAAGACAAACAATCCATAAGCGCCACCATTAGTGGCTTCGCTGGCAGCGTTTGATTTCGCGGCTGTTTGCCATCCGGCTTCACCAGATGAACCGTGTGAAATCCCGGTTTTTTGGGCACCGGCAAGGCGCACCATTGTAACGGCACTACTGTTTTTTAAGTATGCTTGTGCAGCATATGCAGCATATGTGGGAGCAAGATAGTTTCCATCACGCCAAACATCGCCGCCTTGGCCACCAGGAATGGGGTTTCCAAAAATTTGAACAAATTCTGAAAAAGCGTTAACCTTGATGGGTCGCATCGATGGACCGCGCTCTGTGCGTCCGATAATAACTGGACCCATTTCTTCTGGGAGGGCTGGCAATTCTGAATTATCAATTTCATCAATAAAAATGCCGGGTGAAATAAACTTGAAAGACTTAGCTGCCATTATGAAGTGTCTCCTTGTACTGCTTCAATACAATATTAATATGAATATTTTATATTCTTGCTATCGTTAATAAATAGTTAAACAAAAGGCGAAAGACCCAAATAAGTCAAAACTACTCTCGATAAAATGGTACGTTTCCGCTAACATGTAGATTTTCTGGTATGTCTCCGAATATTACCTGTTCGCGGGGAATCTTGACTTCGACCGCATTTTCTCGTCTAACGATTGTGGGACGGTCTTCGTTTTTATCACCACCAATGATGTATCCTCGTACCCTAAGAGACGCTTGTGTTTGGTAGCCTCTCACATCTTCATTTAATGCAGCGGTATTATTGTTTAAATCATATTCTGATTCTATGAATGCTTCATAATGATGACCATCTTTGAGAATATTAAAATAATCCGGTCCATATACCGAGGTGGTCATAAGCGCTGCGAGGGCTTCGTTTATTTGTTGTTGGTATTCTGCGTGGATTGTTAGTGTGTATTGTACCTCTATATACATTGGGATGGGCATTGTGATTGTTTCATAAACGACCTTGGCATTCTTTCTTGGAAAATTATTTTGCCCTTTTCCTATAGTATTGTTTATAAGCCTTTTAGCGTCGGCATTGGCAAAATTTGCTGTTTTGTCTTGTTTGATTACTCTTGCAACCGTCATCACACCGCCTTTGGCATCTTGTCGATTGGGTATTGCAGCATATAAAGCCCCTCTTTTTGATACATCTTTTGAAATAGCCGTTCTTTCAAGGGTCATTATTGGATATATTAGAAAGCCATTAGAATCTCTTAAATCTTTATTGTGCTTAATTTGATAAGCCCGTTCTGCGCCTGCCCAAATAAAAGGCAATTTATTAAAACCTTTATTTGTCGTGCAAGATATATTTAACTCATCGTCAATATATTCGAACAAGGCGCGATCAATAGTCTCTATTGTCGATGGCATAAAAGAAATTTCTTTTAAAGGTGCCAAATCTTGACTTCTTGGGTTATCAGGTGGCATCGAACAATCCCTCCCTTGAATAATAGCACGTTGCTACAATTTCAAATTTATGATCTATCTGCCCAAACAACTGTCGTGCCCAGGACACACCTGTTATTTCGTAAAAATAATCTCCGTATAAAACAAAGTCGCCTTCTCGCACATATAAATCCTGATCTTCTGTCAACCTTCGTTTGTGAAAATAAATAGTAATCGTGTTGGACTTATCAATACCAACCGATTCGTCGGCTTTTGTTTCAGTACTCTGATAATCAACTAATGCATATACTCTTATTGGTGGTAGAAATGATTTCTCAATTGCTTCTCCATAAAGATCGTTATAGTTTGTAATCGTTTGATCAATTGGATAATAAACGACTTGTTGCCCAATAACGCGCTCAATAAGCTCGTCATTTACTTGCTTAACAAGATTGCGCTCTTTTTCACCGACAAATAGTGGAGGAGGTGGTTGTGGAGGTTGGGACCATTTGTTATCAGCCATTTAAAACACCCCCCTATCCAACATAAACGCCTGCTGGTACATTTTGATTTATTGTATTGGTTGATTCGGCTATTTCTGCGTCCTTTTTCATTAAGGCTTGATATGTTAATTCATCGAGTGTTTCTTTTAATTCTGTTCTGAGCTTGTCTTGTTCTTCTCGCCCTTCCGATATCAGAGCAGGTCCGTTGAGTGTAACGGACTCACCTGGGATGGGCACAGTAGCGAACTTGGAGCGGACTTGACCCAGAGTCTCTTTTGTTAAAGAAAGCGAAAAGCGTCGAATCCACTGCTTACCAATAGAATTAATATTTTGGTAAGGAATATTTCCAAATGGAATTGTATTCATATTATTAATTCCATCTACCATAGAGCCCGATGTTGCTGTCCAGGCATCTTCAACTATCCGAAAATTAAACCAGAAATAGTTCGGTGAAGCCCCTCCTTGCACTGGTGTAGGAAATATTCTTAACATATTATTATTTAGCTCGAAGGACCAGTGGGAATTTCTTGAATAAATCGAGTCTTCAAACGCCATTGCCTGCGCCTTATTTTGCCAAACTGGGACTAATTGAAATGTTGAATCGTCTGCATATTGTCCATAGTTTGCTAGGTTACCCACGGTATTTAGTCCGCCATAGTATCCAAAAAATCTCCACATTGATGAAGGGGTTTTATAATAAACTTTTTCAACTATTATTCTGCTTCCGCTTACAAACCCAGCATAAGGGACTGGCTCACCTGTTGCTGCATCTAAATTATTAACACTAGCGCTGTGGAGAATCTGCTGTAAATCGTAATCCTGTACACTTCCGGTGGTACTGAAGGATGCGGAATATATTCTCGTGGTACCTCCTGCACGAGCCTCGGTTGAAAAGGCATCTGCTACCCTTTGTGCGTATGAAAATGTAAACTGTGGATACTTAAGAGCAACGTGTGTGCCGCTAAGACTAGAAGACAACGTGCCTGCAAGCAGTTCCCCGTCACTATTGAAAGTACCAGTTGTCATTCCTAAAACATCTGACAATATATTTTTTGCCTGATGCATGTTAACAATATAAGAATATTCTAATACTGCTTCTTCGTAGGAAGCATAAACACTTCCGGTTGTAATCTCAAGATCTAAAACATCTCCACCAAGCTTTTTATATATATATGCAACTTGTTCTGCTGCTCCAGATAAAAACTCTGTAGAGCCGGTAAACATCCCAAACGGACACTGATCCGCCACATACAGGGCTGAGCCGGTGGCAGGAAGTACAATTGCGCTAACTGTGCTTTTGGGGGTAAGGGTGGGTATCGCCATTGGGCATAAGCCTCCTCACTGTAAATAGTTGAGCACTAAAAGAAAACCCTCGCCATTTGCATGACGAGGGAATCTTTTATATTATCGCTCTTTTGCTCGATTATACGAGGTCAAGTACGACGACTAGTCCATACATGTCAGGACGAACCATCTTCTTGCCGTAGCGCGTCATGACTCCCTTGCGGGGTACGAAGTCTTCGGTTCCGAAGATAGTAGGTGTGACCTGTAGTGGTACATATGGGGCATACACGTAGCCGCTTTCCAAGAAAGAGCCACCCTTGCGACCGACGAGAACGACGTTGCGAGGGAAGTAGGGGTCTACATAGACATCCCACTTCTTAGAAAGTGCTCCAGTCTTAACTGCACCAACGGTACCCTTGTCAACATCACCAGTGACATTTGCACGGAATCCCGCAGTGAACTCAAGAACGTTTGCCACTTCAGGTCCAACGACGATGAAGTTAGCGCCACCTCTTAAGGTCTTGCGATGAATTTGTGCAGAAACATCATTGATTGTCTCAACAAGAGTCTCATACCATTCGGACACAGTACCGGTAAAGTCAGGTGTAGCAGTAGTCACACCAACTTCTTCACCAGCACCCAATCCGGTTCGTCTTACAAACCTACCGGGTGCCCTAGACCAATAGTACAGTCCAGCGGTCTGACCTTTAACGAGATCCTCAAGAATCTCACGATCAATTTCTAGAGCAATTTGCTCAGAGAGAATTGAAGTAAGCTCAACCTCGGCATCCAAATTGTGATAGGCGTTAAGATCCTGTCCCAATTCAGGTGTCCACTTGGCTTTCAGCTTCTTGGTCATAGCGGTGATACTCACAGAGTCAACCTTGATGTCAATCTCGGGAATGAGATCTCGGTTATTGGCTTCACTTGCGCTAAGACCCGCCTGCTCAAGACCCCAAGCGGGATCTCCAATGACTGCTCCAATTGCACCGCCAGCGACGAAATCATCATCGATGGAATAGTGAAAAGGAGGACTAAGGTAAGTCGCCGGTTGAATTGAAGCCGACAACTGTGCAATAGTTTGTGAGTCCGAAGACCAGAACATCAAAAGATGAGTTTCTGCATCACCGGGCTTCCAGATACCCTTGTTCGCGGCTGATCCAGAAAGCTGAGTCAGACGACGATTCAGTTGAGTAGCTGCGGGCAGACCAAAAGATGCACTGACAGTAACCCAGTCCTTCTTGTTGATCTGAGTGAGACTTGCAATTGCAACTCTACCGATCATAACATTGGTTGTACCAGAAGTAAATTCTGGATCGAATCGGCAAAGCTGATCTCCCAGCGCACCAGACATAATTGAACCAAGCACGTTTACATTGGTTTGTGCATTCCATTGAGTAGTTTTATATCCACTACCACCGAATGTACCGGAAGCAACACCTTGAACGGTTGCCGCAGCGGAACCAGTTGGTGAAGAATAACCATTATTTAGGTTGTAGAAGCTATCTTCTGCACTATCACCGGAAAGCGAAACACCACCAGTAATCTCAGAAGCAACCTTGCCACCACCATAAAGGGATTCACCAGACTCATATCCAAGACGAGTACCAGTTTCATCAGAAACAGTAAAGTCAAGGAAGAAAATCAGACCAGAGGGCAAGCTCATGGGCTGAACGCTAACGATATCGTTAGCAACCAAGCCGCCGAATACACGACGAACAATGGGAAAAGCAACAGCGGCAAAACCTTCTACATCACCACCAGCCATAGCGGAAGTTTCACGAAGAAGTTCCTTAGCTTGGTTCTCTAGAAGACGAGCCATACTTTGCTTTGTACGGTCATTGTCTAAGCCTTCCAAAAGTCCGGTACGTTCCCACTTTGATAAAAGTGCAGTACCTTCCTTTGAAAGATCTCTATCGACAATGCCTTCAGTTAGTTTTTTTAATACGGACATTATTTATTACCTCCTTTAATGCCTGCTAACGCTCTCATCCGATCAAAGTGTGGATTTTGAGCGCTATGTGCTTCCCTTCTTGCAATGCTTCGGGGGAGCGTTTGCGACGGTTTCTCTACTGCTTCGCGTAGTGATTGTGGAGATTTACTATTTCTAGAACTTCCCACTGCGCTTTGAAGGGTTTCGTAAATAACCTTCGCCTCTTCTACAGAATCTGCGTTTGAAATAGACTCGACAATTTTAATTTTTTGTCGCTCATTCAAGGAGGTGCTATTTAATACACGATTAGTATAAAGTAAACGAGCGTTGGAAAGATTAACTTCTTCCAATCGCTCTTTAAGATGTAAAACTGTTTTTTGTAATTTGTTTGCCTTTGTTTTATAGGTTTCCACTTGCTCCATATACATGCCTGCTTCTTCTCTGGCTTTCTCCAGTGCGGCATGCTCTTCTGCAAGTTCATCGTCCTTAAGGGCGGCAAGGTGAACTTTTTGTCCCTCTAAATTTCTAGCGGTTGGAGTTGTGCGTCCTCCAAGTCCTTGATCTGGAATACCCAGATCAACTTTTAGTTCTTCTGCTATAGCGTTAAGAATCATTTCATCAAGTTCAATGTCTTCATCGCCTTCTGCGAGTTCGTCTTCAAGCTCTTCTGCAAGCTCTTCATGAGTTTCTTCAGCGGCTGTCGAGCCCTCTTCGTCTAGGGCACGTTCTAACGCCTCAAGATCGAGACGAACCATAATTGGATCATCGCCTTCTTCAACAGCATACGGAACCTCATCCATTACGGGGCTTGGGTCTTCAGCTTCTTCATCGAGATCTCCCAGAAGATTTTCGCCCTCTTGTTCAATTAAAGATGCAACTGCGGCTTTAACCTCAGAGGAATATTTTTCGATAATCGTCGCTTCTGCGTTTTTCATTGCCGCTTCTTTAAGTGCCTCGGCGTCAACTATGGCTTGCTCAAGCAAGGTAGACATATTACACTCCATTAAAGATATTTAATCACAAATAAATAGTGTTCTAAAAACTTAAATGCCCGATTTTATGTTTATTCATAGTATCATCTCTTTCCAGCACTAAAACTTAACTATTAGAAGCTTTTGGCACCGTAGAGCTTGAGGACAAACTTGCCTGCGTTAAAATCTATATCACTTCCTGCTGCGGCACCGGAAACTAAGTAAAGATAATAATCATCTAAACCAGAAGTGAAGCCAGTGCCTCCGAACGGATCGAATGTCGAAGCCCCGAACATCCCAAGGAGCCAATTTCCTCCTGCGGTGATTATCGCCACATTTGTCCCATCGGAGTCGTAGATGGCACCTTGAGCGCGGACGGCTGTGCTGGCTACGACATCAATATCTTGAATGATAGAGGCTGAACCCGCTGGGGATTCTATGCAGCCGAGTTCTGCTCTATATATTATTCCATTTTTAGCAACATCTATTCTGCCAAAATGAGCAGCGGCTACGCCGTCTTCTCCAATAACTCGTTTTGCGGCGTTGTCGGCGGCAAACGATCTTAACCCAACTATATCAAGTAAATATGTTGTTTCAATTATGCCATTGACTTCAGCAGTGTATGAGGTTACAGCGCCAGATATATCGAAGCCGCCGCCGGGGGCGGTGGATACGTTTGTTGACAATTGTATTTTCTCTGCGGCTGTCGTATCTACCACAAAGTCCCCATCAATGTTCAGTACGAGGTCTGCGGCTGCTGCGGCTTGGTCAGCAGTTGTTATTGTCAGCGCACCATTGGATCCTGCACTAATTGCGGCGTAATCATTGTTATCTCCATCAGATTTCATTACGATGTCGGCGCTTGATGCGGAATCGTCGTCTGTAGTAATGACAATACCATAGTTAGACGTTGCATTGGTACACTTGATATCTAAACCAACATTAGTATTAGTGCCTTGATTACTTGCAGAGTCAACATCAAGATCCATGCCTATCATCGTTACGTTAGATTCTTCATCATTGGTGGCAGCGTCTGTCATATTGACTTGTATCCCAGTATAACCAGAGGTTATTCCGTCACCTTGGACTCCATCTTTATCGAAATCATATTTAATACCAACGGGTCCAACGGCTGTGGTGGCTCCGTCATTGTGGTCGATTGCAATTCCCGCGCCGCTGGACAAACAATCGTTGGCAGTAATATTAATAACATTTGTGGTTGTATTGGCGGCAGTAATGTCAACAGTATGTGCGGTTGTGTTAACAGCATTAATATCAAGCGCGATCTGGTCGGCTTCATTGTTGTTTAATTGGACAAGCGTAGTGTTGAAGTTGGCATGATTAGCATTTGTAACCTCAAATGTTGCGGTGGTGCCATCTGTATCATCGCCAATACTTACGCGGTTGTTTTCTGCATCGACAAAAAGCATATGAGTTTCGTCATCGGATTCAACACGGAAGTTACAATCTATACCAGCATCATTAACAACTACTTCACATACGGCACCGTCTTTGACCTCGCCACCTATCGACAAGAGATTTGTTGATGCAGCGGTGCCTGCTTGTCCTCCAGCAAACACGTTGAATACAATCTTACCTCCCTCGTCCTCCTCGGCCGTGTCGGAAGCAGTTCCTACAATGGTTGCGTATTCGATTTTACTCGGTGAGACTGGGTCGTTCACACCCTGGAATACGATGTTACCGATACCCATATCGTCAGCATCAGCCCACGATGCGCGATTGAGCTTGAGTATCGGTGGCTTGTTCGTCGCCACATTTGTGTTCCTTATCTCAACAATCGCTTCTGTCTCTTCTGCTGTTGACTCGACCAGGAGTATCGGATCCCCAGTACCCCCAAGGGCGTCATTCTTGAAATGAACCATCTGAACGCCAATCGCTGACTCGTGGTCGTTATGGACAGTAAAAAGAGTTCTGTTACCGGCATCAGAAGAGTTTGATTGTAGGTGAAGCAATCCGCCTGTTGTGAGAGCGCTTCCTGTTATTTCCATTACATTGCTTGTAGTATTTGATGCTTTAATCTGAGCTACTTGAACAGTTGTGTTTGCGGCCTCGATGAGTAAGGCGTGTTGATCAACATCATTATTATTAAGCTGCACAAGAGGAACGTTATACGCTCCAGCAGATGCATTGTTTGTGATTTCTAAGGTGGCTGCGGGAGAGTCTACGGAATCACCGATGCTTACTCTATTGGATGACCCCTCAACAAAAATCATGTGAGTTTCGTCTACAGATTCTATTCTGAAGTCTTGATCCACGCCGGTTTCGTTAAACACTGCCGCGCCTGAAACATTAAGATTTCCTGCAATGTCAACACCCTTGGCAAAAATTGCATTTGTACCAGACAATACAGCGGTGGCAGTCAATGCAGACCCAAAGTACGCCGAGCCAGAAACTCCTAATTGTCCACTTGTTTCTAATCCGTATCCAAAGATTCTGTTAGAGGCAGACAAACTTCCCGTTAGTCTAAGCTGGTCGGCAATATTAACACCATTGGCAAAAATCGCATTTGTCCCGGAAAGGCTGGATTTGAGCATGGTCGAGCCAGAAACTCCTAAATCTCCGCTTGTTTCAAATCCAAATCCAAAGACTCTGTTAGAGGCAGACAAACTTCCCGTTAGTCTAAGTTGGTCAGCAATGTTGACACTCTTAGCAAAAATTGCATTTGTACCAGACAATGCAGACCCAACATATGCTGAGCCGGAAACCCCTATGTCGCCACTAGTCGCGACACCAAATCCAAAGATTCTATTAGAAGCGGATAAGCTTCCCGTTAGTCTAAGTTGGTTAGCAATGTTGACATGACTATTAAATATCGCACTTGACCCGGAAAGAGTTCCAGTCAATGATAGTTGACCTGTCGTTTTATTAAATTCCATCAGTGAAGAGCCAGCAAAAGCGCCTCCGTCATTGAATTGTACCTCTGTGGTGGCACCGCCTGGATTTGTGGAGCCTCCAGATCCCCCGCCGCCAGTACCATAGACTATTTTGCCCGCTGTGTCGATCATAAGGGTTCTCACCCGCGCAGTCGGATCTGAACCGGTAGCTATGTTTTTGACATTTACCGTAGCGGCGTTGATAGTTACAGAGTCGCCTGTGGCATCTCCAAAAGTTGCATTGCCTGAAACAAATAAATTACCTGTAATCGCTGTTGAGCCGGTGATAAAAGTGCTGCCTGCAACAAATACATTCCTCGCAAAAATGACATCGCTGGTCCCTGAGAGCGTACCCGTGACGCTAAGCGGACCTGCAACGTCAAGCTGGTGATTGAATATACCTTTTGAACCTGAAAAGCTTCCTGAAACTCTTAAATTATCGGCAACATTAAGTTGATGATTGAAGATACCCTTGGAGCCCGAGAAATCTCCCGCAACAGCCAAAGTATGTGTGGGTGTGACGGTTCCAATGCCCACGCGGGTGGCCATTATACTATAATAATCTCTTGTTTCGGAATTACCAACTTCGGCAGGAGAAGATAGGGCAAGATCTCCTAAAATCCCATCGATATTATCAGAAGCGAGCACCAGTTCGCCTTCAACAAAAACAGTTAGGTAATTTCCTGTAGAAGTTAGGTGATATAGCGGTATGACTAGATTGTTGGAACCATCAACGTCAAGCTCACCTAATTTAAATTCATCTGCAACCGCCCCAATGCTTGCTGGAACTTCGGATAGCTGGTGGTTGATGGCTGTGCTGGCATTTCTTCCTATCTGATAACGTTTTGTATATTTTCCTGTACAC